AATACACTTTCAAGTTTTCTTGGATCTGCTACAGGAACATTTGATGCACATGGTCAACTTATATCAGGATCTGCTGTAAGTGGTGGGGTTAATGCTTCTTTGGCATATCCTCAATTCACTTTTGCTTATGCAAGACGAGTTGCAGATGCCATATCTTACGAAATAGGTTTAGGTGGAAATACAACTTATTATTCTGCTTCTGTTGATGTTGTTGATGGTGTTCAAGACTATGATTTACAATCCATAGTTTCTTCATCAGCAGCATCTGGAACTGTAGATTATGCTGCAGCAGTTACTTCTTCAAATAATGCTAAAATACGAATAGCAAAAGTATATTATAAATCACCAATATCTGCTTGGAGATTTTTTGGTTTTTATAGTGGTTTAGGTTCTGTTGGAAATCTTCAGTCATTTGGTCAATATGCTGATGATTCAACATTTGAAATGGTGCCAGCTTGGCAAAATATTTTACAAGCATCTGCTTACGAAACAAACCTTAGAGTAAGAGCATCACATTCAACATATGAATTAAGAAATAATAGATTGAGAATATCTCCAGTTCCTACTTCAAGTTCTCAACGAAAAATATGGTTTCTATTTTCAATAGATCCAGATGCTACTGATGAAGATTCAGCATTAAAAATAGGTCTTACTGGTGTTAATAATTTTAATACTCTTCCATTTGAAAATGTTCCATATGAAAATATAAATAGTATTGGTAAAGATTGGATAAGACGATATGGACTTGCAGTAGCAAAAGGGATGTTGGCATTAAATAGAGGTAAATATCAAACTATTCCAATTCCAGGTGGAGAAGTAACATTAAATTATGCTGCTTTGGAAGCACAATCAAAAGAAGAAATAGAAAAACTTCGTGAGGAATTAAAAATAGAACTTGATGAATTAACATATTCAAAAATGGCAGAAAGAACAGCACAAGATGTAGAAAATGCTGTAAAAGTCAAGTCATTTATGCCAAAGTCAATATTTTGTTTTTAATATATTATGAGTGATAAATATGATCGTTTAGAAAGTCCTCCTCCTCCACTTTTTCTTAATCATAAAGAAAAAGATCTTGTTAAACAAATCAATGACGAATTGATAGAGAAAGTAATAGGTCAACAATTAATTTACTATCCAATATCATTAGAACATACAAACTTTCATCCATTATATGGAGAGGCAATAAATAAGACTTTTTTACCACCTATTCATATATTTGCTTTAATAGAATATGAAGCAACTCCTTCAACAACAACAAACTATGGTGTAGATCGAATGTCAAATATTATTATCCATTTTCATAAAAGAAGACTAACAGAAGACCAACAACTTTATGTTCGTGAAGGAGACTTTGTTGCTTATGGAGATAATTTTTATGAAATAATAAATGTATTTGAACCAAAAGAGATATTTGGTCAAACACAGCACAAAATGGAAATATCAGCAAAATGTAAAAAAGCAAGATCTTCTTTATTTAATGGAATGTAATATATGACACAAAAACTTATTAGTTTTTTACCATCATCATTTGAAACCATAGACTTTGCTGTTTATGACTTCATTAATGAAAAGATGAATACTTTTTGTACAACGAATAAAGGCTGGAATAAAGTTCCAGTTATTTGGAGTGGTGCCGAAAGATCAAAACAATCAAAAGATAACCCAGATAATAGAGATATCACTAATGCTCTTATATTTCCTATTATTAGTATTGAAAGAACATCACAAGATAAAAATAATGATAGTAAAGGCAAGTTTTATGCCAATATTCCGCCTATAAATGATGAAAAAGGTGGATCAATAACAATATTAACAAGAATAAAACAAGATAAAACATCAAATTTTGCTAATGCTAATAGTTTTAAAAGAGTTGATACAGGACAAATAAACTTCCCAAGAAAAAATAAAAAAATAGTTTATGAAGTAATAAGTATCCCACAACCAGTTTATTGTCAAGTAGGATATAAAATTAAAATAAAAACAGAATATCAACAACAAATGAATGAAATATTACAACCATTTATTATTATTCCAGGTTCTATTAAAAGAGTAATGATAGAAAGAGATAAACATATTTATGAAGCATTTATTGAGTCAGAGTTTAATCAAACCAATAATACTGAAGATATGTCAGAAGACACTAGATTGTTTGAAACTGAAATAAATATAAAAGTGTATGGATATTTAATAGGTGCTGATAGCAATCAAAAAGGACCTTATATTACTATAAGGGAAACAGCAGCAGAAATAAAAATACAAAGAGAAAGAGTTATTTTTGGGGATATTCCAGATTTTAAAAATGGAAATAAGTTTAGACCATAAAAATATATTGTTTTTAGTAAAATGTAAGACTATTTATTAAAGACCTTAAAGGTATATTTTTTATAGACAATGTAGTGTCTCTTAAGGAGAATTTTAATAATGGCTAATGGAGCAAATAAGTTTAGATTTGTAAGTCCCGGAATTCAAATTGCTGAAATAGATAATAGTAAATTGCCAGGTGTTCGAAAGGGATTAGGACCAGTTGTTATTGGTCGAACCGAAAGAGGACCAGGATTAAGACCAGTTACGGTTGGTTCTTTTTCAGAGTTTGTTGAAATATTCGGTAATCCAATCGCTGGCGGAAACGGTGGTGATGTTTGGCGAGACGGTAATCGTTTAGCTCCAACATATGCTGCATATGCTGCGCAAGCACATTTGAAAAATAATAATAGTTTAACCTTTGTTCGCTTATTAGGAGCATCACACCAAGATTGTACTACTGCTGGTGAAGCAGGTTGGGTTATAGGTTCATCTCATGATGCAACTATTTCAACTGGTGGTGCTTTTGGTTTATTCTTAATAGATTCTGGTACTGTAACTGCTAACTTAACAGGAACATTGGCTGCTATATTTTATCTTTCTGCTGGTTCAATTGAACTATCTGGAGCAAATAGAACTTCAACTGGTTCAATGTCTGGAACTGCTATTTTGATGGCAACTCAAGGAACAGATAGAGAATTAAAAGCACTTATTAAAAATTCTGCTGGAACAATAACAGACACTATTTCATTTAATTTTAATCTTTCATCTAAAAAATATATTCGTAATGTTTTCAATACAAATCCAACATTATTGAATACTAGTATTACAAATACAAGTCAAGTAAAAACATATTTCTTGGGTGAAACATTTGAAAGATCTCTTGAAGATTATGTTACAGGAACTGCCTCTGGTGGTCAATTTGGTGTTATTCTTTCGCTTCAAAGTGGAACTATTGATCAAAATGATCAAACAATGCCTGCAACCGCCGCTTCAACTGGTTGGTTTATTTCACAAGATTTAACAAGTGCAACTGGAAGTTATCAAGCAGATCTACAAACAAGATTATTTAGACTCGTTTCTCACGATTCAGGAGAATGGGAACAAAAGAATTTTAAAGTTTCTATTTCTGACATCAAAGTGTCTACTAATCAAAGTGATCCATATGGAACATTTACAGTTCTTATACGTAGAGCACAAGATAGTGATAATGCTCCTCAAGTTGTGGAACGTTTCACAGGTTGTAATCTAAATCCATTTTCTCCAAACTATATTGCTAAAAAGATTGGTGATAAATACCAAACTTGGGATGATACTGAAAGACGTTTCAGAGAATATGGAAATTACACAAATCAATCAAAATATTTTTATGTTGATATTAATGCGGATGTTGATGCAGGTGCTACTAATCCACAACTATTACCATTTGGATTCTTAGGTCCAGTTCGTTTTAGAGGATTTACAGCGCTATCAGGTGCAGCTGCAGCAAGACATATTGGTGCGCCAGCTTCAACATTTACAGAAGCGTGGGGTGCTGGAAACGCTGACGTTATTGGTTCAAAAGCTACTGCAGCTTTTTATATTGAAGTTGGCCACGAACCATTTACTGGTTCTTTCGTATTTCCAAGGTTACCATTAAGAACATCTTCTCGTCAAGGAAATATTTCGAATCCAAAAGAAGCATATTTCGGTATTGATTCTGGAAGGATTAATTCAATACGTTTTGATAGAAGTTATGGAGATGTTGTTCGTAAGTTACCAGAAAGTTTATCTGCTGACCCAGCAACTAATGCATCATTAGAATATTCATTTGCATTTTCATTAGATGATCTTAGACGTTTAGGAACAGTTGATGCTCAATGGATATCTGGTTCAAGAGCAAGTGGATTATCGTTTACTGCTGTTACTGGTACTTATGCTTCTGTATTAAGTGCTGGATTTGATCGATATACTGCTCCATTATTTGGAGGTTTTGATGGTTTTGATATTAGAGAAAAAGAACCATTTAACAATAGAGTATTATCAGGACAAACACAATTAACAAGTTATGAATTTAACTCATTAAAACGAGCAATTGATGCTGTTGCTGATCCAGAAGTTGTAGAATGTAATATTATTACTGCTCCTGGTGTAACAAATACAGGCATTACTGATCATATTTTAGCAGTTGCTGAAAAAAGAGCAGATTCATTAGCTATTATTGATGTTGAAGGTGGATATATTCCTCCAACAGAAAATACAAGTGGTGATAATGCTGCTGGAAATAGAGGAGATGTTGATACAACTGTTAATAATCTTGAAGCACGTGCTATTAATACAAGTTATGGAACAACATATTATCCATGGGTTCAAATCAATGATAAAGAAACTGGAGCAAGTTTATGGGTTCCTCCTTCAGTAGTCGCTTTGGGTGTTTATTCAAGCGTACAAAAAAATGCTGACTTATGGATGGCACCTGCAGGATTTAATCGTGGTGGATTAACTGCTGGTTCATCAGGACTTTCTGTAACTGGCGTTAAACAACGTTTAACCTCTCTTGAACGAGATAAATTGTATGCGGCAAATATTAATCCTATTGCTACATTTCCAAATGAAGGAATAGTAATATATGGTCAAAAAACTTTACAAGTTACTCCATCGGCATTGGATAGGATTAATGTTCGTTTGTTAATGAATCATGTTAAGATTGAGATATCAAGACTTGCTTCAACGATATTATTTGATCAAAATCTTAAAACAACTTGGGATCGTTTTAGAAATCCAGCAGAAGTGTTCTTGGCAAGTGTTAAAGCAAGATTTGGATTAGAAGACTATAAAGTTGTTTTAGATAAAACAACAACTACTCCAGATTTGGTTGATAGAAATATCATGTATGCCAAAATATATTTGAAACCTGCTAAATCTATTGAATTTATTGGTTTGGATTTCGTAATAACAAGATCTGGTGCTTCATTTGATGACTAATAAATAAAATAAAAGGAAAATATAATAAACAACTATATAAATATAGAAGTGAAAATAAACCTTTTATAGTAAAGGTTGTAGGAGTATAAATATTATGAGTTTTTGGTCAGATTATAGTTTGGGCAGTGATAACAAAGGATTTGAACCTAAA